AACTTTGTTTGAAGGTATTTTGTGAATATTTTTACTAGATATTTCTTTGTCATGTTTTTCCTTTCTATCAAAAAGAAAGGGCCCAATCAAGGGCCCTTCCAAAATAAATACTTAATTTAAGTATTAAGCACCTGGTGATCCGAAGATACCTCTGAAGTCAGAGAAACCAAAAGAGTATCTCTCTCTTGCTTTGTATCTTACGTTACCAGTATCGAAGTCACCTTCCATTGCAGTTTTGATTGGTGATCTTACGAACATTTTCATACCATTAGGCACGTCTGTTTTGATAAAGAACGCATCTGTGTCAGTTAAGAAATTATTCACAGTGTAACCTTGTGGAATCATTCCCATGCTGTTGATTGCGTTGATATCATTGTCCGCAGTTCCAACTCTTTGTGAAGACTTCATTAATCTTTCCGCTGTGAATTGTAATTCACTTGGAATAATTAATTTTAATCCTCTCGCTGCAACTTTCAAGCCTCTTTCATCAGTGAAAGCCGCAATATCAATTAACGACTGTTCTAATGAAGTTTCGTTTAAGTCGGCAGAAGTGCCTAACTCATTTGAAACTGTACCAGCGATTGTTGGGTGGTCAGTAGCACAAAGCTCCTTACCATCACCGCCAGCAAAGCTTGAATCAAATGCATTGTTTAATACATTTGCTGCTTTTACTTGTTTGGTATTCGCCATAGATCTAGCTAATGCTTTTGTATATCTAGACGCAAGTCTGTCATACAAGTTATCTTCAATCGCTTCTTCAGTGATTGAGAATGCAAGAGCAATAGTCTCGTGCGTATATCTAGCAGTGAAAGTTTCTTGTGCATTGTCAAAAGTCACGCCAGAACCTTCTGGTTTAACTTGTGCATTGCCAAAGCCACTTAACATTACTTCTTCTTCAAAAGCTCTGTCAGATGTCTCTGTGTCGAAAATTTCAGTATGCTGATTTTCATACCTTTTATACTCCAGACCGAATAAAGCATTCAAACCTGGTTCTAGTTCTTTAACTAGTTGTCCTCTACTTATCGCCATAGTTTATCTCCTTATACGCCTGTTGTAGTTTTTAAGTTATGTTCGTTGATGATTCCAACAACATTAACATTTGCTGCATAAGTTGTAGCATTTGATAAATTGTTGTTATCGTCATCTTTAGTTACGCCAATAACTCTTATTTGTTTTGCAGATGTAGTCATGTTTGTCATGCTAACTTCAACAGCAGAAATGTAGTTCGGTGAAGAACCAGCAGCGTAAGTCGCTAAATCTGCGTTTAAGTTAATGTTAGCAATCGGCATTGCTGCGTCTGCTTGGATTTCGAACCTTTCATAAGGATCATCTGAAACAAATCCAACGATGTCTGTTGCAGCGTTAGATGCTTCTAGGTGATTAGCCCATGTTGGTTTCGAAGTGCTTGAGTCAGTATAGAATACACCGTTAAGTGAACCCAGTAAGTTACCGCCCGCTCCGCCTACACCAATGTAACCAGTAGCTAATGCTTGTACTGGATCGTTTTGGTATATGGCAGTTGAGTTAGCTGCAATACTATATTCACTTAAACCTTGGTTGTCTCTATTCTGACCAACTTTGCCAATGGCTCTTAGACCAAAAGCATTATCTACGTTAGTTGCCATAGTTTTTTACTCCTAAGTTTAGTTTATATTTAGTATCGCGGTAGTTGGTATTTCTAAAAAATTATTTTTTAGTACCACCAAAAGTTACGCGACTCTGCCTATTACTATCAATAGGCATACTTGGGTGCTGTTCCTTCAAAAGATCGTTGTTAACTGCTTCGTCTCGATCTTGTACTTGTTTCCTAAAGTACGCTTCACGAGATTTTGCGATCTCTTCTGGTATCCTAGCCAGCACTAGGCCGCCTACTCCGATCACTCCTGCGTATTTGCCTTCAGCAACTTGTGGATAAGGATGTTCCGGGTATTGATCTGCTCTTACGAGTTCCCAACCGGATCTAAGTTTACCTGACATGTTCTTTGTATCGTCCATACCAAGCGTCTCAGTTCTTATCCATCTGTGCCTATAACCATCTGGCGCAGGTGGTGCATCTAAAGATGACGGGGGAGTCCAGGTTGTAGGTCTAACTTCGTTAGATCTTGACTGACTCGCACGAGGGGTCTTGTTTAGTTTTTCGTTTTCCATATGCTTAAACCTCCTTCATGTGTTTTTTTTGTTTTGCATAATCTTCTAATGACACTCCTAATTTTTTGGCAATAGCAACTTCAGAAGGGGTGAGACTGATAGTTTTGCGACCACTTTTTGTGCTTCGCGTTGCCGACGCTACTGTTTGCACTGGCTTAGTCGTTTGAGCCGTTGTATCAGTAGTTGTAGCAAATTTATGCGGAAATTCAAGTCTTATTCTTTTATCAATTTCAGCATAATAATCGTCACTATTAGCATCATAACCTTCAGCTTCCAATTTATTATGGATGTCAAAAGCCGTGTAAGTCATAGCTGTATCAGTACCAAACCACTTGTTTTTAGCTCCCCAAGCTTCTGCTCTAGGATCTACATTTTGTTGTTGTGGTTGCGGTTGATTAAATGCAGGCATTTCTTCTGCTTTAACTTCCGTTTGTTTGGTTGATTCAGCTAATTCTTTAGCTTCTGCAAGTCTAGATTCCTCATAACCTAATCTTGCAATTTCTTTTTGAGCCTCAACTTCTGCTGCAACATCATCATTAGCTCTAGCTGTAGCTAATTTTGTCTGAGCTGCTAATAGTCCAGATTTGATTCTCTCTTCTCTATCTTTTACTCCAGCTTGTTCAACTGAAGAATATTTTTTAGATAGCTCTTCTCTTTGCTTTTTTTGTAATCTAGCAAATTCAATGGCTTCATCTCTTTGTCTTTGAGCTTCTCTCCATTTACCTGTAAGCTTAGCTATTCTTCTTTGAACGTCTTTTGAGTAATTCTCTAATTCTAAATCTTTCGCATCTTTCTCGTCGCTAGCCTCTTGCTTCTCGTCGCCTGTTTCTTGCGGCTGGGAGCTAGAGTCTTTTGTTTCTACTACAGAAACTTCTTCCTTGGTTTCAACTTGATTTTCAGTTTGAGCATCGTCGTTTAATTCGACTTCTTGCCCTGGACCTGAAGTATCAATATCCACCATAGGAATTTCTCTTTTGTTTTCTTCTTGCATAGTTTCCTCCTATGTTAAATGTAATGCAATACAGATTCTGGGTCTTTAACAGTACCTAGAACCTCATCGTCGTTGAGAAGACGAACTTCACCGCCTTCTATTGGTAGTCTTGAACCAGCATATCTGGCAAAGATGACCCAATCTTTTTCTTTACACCAAGGACCTGTTTCAAACTTTTCTTTGTCTTTATAACAAAGAGGTCCCATCTTTAAAACATAACCACAGTTTGTAACCATTCTAGCTTTGTCTAAAGATTCTTGTGAAAATATAATTCCACCTTTAGTTTTTTCTTTTGGTGTAAAAGGTAAAACTAACATTCTCCATCCTGATGGTTCAGGTAACTGTTCCATCATTTCTCCAATGTTATTTTCGTCTAACCTTTTTGATTCTTCTACTGATTTTACTTTATCTTGCTCTTTGTATTTTTCTTCAAGAGCTAGTTTCGTCTTCGGAATCTCTTTGTCCGAATTTGACGACGTTTGTTGTGTCTGGTTGCTCATTTTTTTTATCCTCCTTTGGATTTAGCAGGTTTGAGATTTCCTGATCTATTATTTGTAAGGCATGTGCCTGTCCTAAAAGATATTTATAACCTTCCATATCTTTTATTCCACCAGCAACCATAGTGTCACCTATCTGCTGATAAGAATTTCTTATAATTTTTCTAAGTGTGGGTACGAATGTTTCTAGTGTATAATGTTCTGCCATTAGCAATTCCATTTTCTAAGACTCTTGTTAATCCTAGAATCGGGATCGCGTGCAGTTTTTGCAGAAGTTAATCTTTTCTTCATGCCTTTCATACGAGCGCAGAACGATTTTCTACGATTAGCAGCCTTAGAACCTTTCTTTAATTTAGATGGTTTAGTTGTTACAGCTGTTTTTAACTTTGAACCAGGATTAGCAGCTCTGTAAGATGCAACTCCTTTTTTGTTCAAACCTCCTGACGGAGACTTTCCTTCTTTTCTTTGCCAAGCAGCAGTTCTTGCCATTATATTAATCCTTTATAATATTTTCTATAACTAGGATTACTATATGTTTTTCCATCAACATTCAAGTCGATGAAACTTCCAATGTAACCGCCTTCGGCCTTATTAGTTCTTTTTACAATTGTTTTAACATTTGTTGGTTTAGGACCAGTGTTACCTGCAGCTCTTTTTCTTTTTACTGCAGAAGCTTTTTGTGAAGAAGACATTGATCTTGCTTTTGCAAGTGGAACGCATTTTGGATATTTTCTTTTAGAGCCTTTTGATCTTCCACATGGTTGATATTTACCATCTTTTTTAGGAGCTCCAATGTCTACCCATTTCTCTTGTACCCACTTACGTAGTCCCATTATCTTTTCTTTTTAGTTTTTTTCTTTCCACCTGGTTTTATTTTACCAGAACAAACTGCTGATCCATACATATTAGCATATGCAGATGGATATACTTTGAATTTTCTTTTTGCAGCAGCTTTACCTTTTGCACAAAGTTT